TGGAAAACCCCGACCTGACGTTGGGCTATCTGACCGGCAGCACCGAAGAGATCACCCACCCCGCCGTAGAGGGCGTGGAAGAGCAGTGGCACTGGGAGACCGTGACCGAGTATCCGAACGGTGGCAAGGACGTGCAGAAGATTATTGACCGCCCCGGCGTTCAGGCACAGGAAGAATGGGTGGAGAAAGTGCCCATCCAGAAGTACATCCGCTACACCGCCGAAGAGCTGGCCGCGCAGGAAGAAGCGCGCAAAAAGGCCGAAGCCCGGGAGAAGCTGCCGGATACGGTGGCGGCGCTGCAAAAAGAAAACGAGATGTTGAAACAGTGCTTGCTTGAAATGAGCGAGATTGTTTATGCATAAAATCACACAAAGAATCGAAAGGATGGTACGTATGATGGCAATGTTGTGGGCACAGGAAATTATGTCTGCTGAGACTGTCGAGGAGGCAAAGGCGCTGTATAAGCGCTGCCCCCGCCTGCTGAAGGAAAAGGTCAAGGCGATTCTTATCAAGAGCGGCTTTGAGGAGATCGTACAGGAGAAGTAAGCGATGGAAAAACTTTTGGAATTTCTGGTGGGGCTGGTGAAGGTGCTCTTCGGCGTGGACAGCGAGAGTTCTGCGCCGGAAACGCCCAGAGAGACTCCCGTTGAGGATGCCGCCACCGGCTGGGAGGGCGACCCGCCATACCGGTACATCGACGTGAGCCGCTATCAGGGTGCGATCGACTGGGCGCAGGTGGCAGCGGCAGGCTACAAGGGAGCGATGCTCAAGACGGTGAGCACCAACCGCAAGCTCTCCAAGCGGGCAGACGGCCTGTACATCGACCCCACCTTTGAGGACAATTACCGCAGCGCCAAAGCTGCCGGGCTGGACGTGGGCGTGTACTACTACACCTACGCCACCAGCGAAGCGATGGCCGATGCAGAGCTTGCCCTTGTGCGGCAGGCGGTCTACGGCAAGGAGCTGACCCTTCCGGTGGCGGTGGACGTGGAGGAAAATGAGCTCAAGCCCATGAGCACCCTCGACCTCACCAACCTCACCGCCTACGCGCTGGAACAGGTGGAAAAGATGGGGTTCTACGCCCAGCTCTACACCTACACCGGTTACAAGTACGAGCTGGACATGGCTCGGCTGTCCTCTCGGTGGGACGTCTGGCTGGCAGACTACACCGGCAAGGCACCCAACGTGACGTTTAACTACAACGCCCACCAGCACACCAGCAAGGGCGTTGTACCGGGCATCAGCGGCAACGTTGACCTCAATGTGACCACTATCAACTACCCGAAAATCATCAGCAAGAAGGGGCTGACCCGTCTCCGGGAGGGTAAATGACCGAAAAAGAAGCTTTACTGTGGGTGCTGGGCATCTTGGGCAGCCTGTGCGCTGCGGTCATCACCATCGACAAGGTGCTGGACATCATCCACAAGTACATCAAAAAAGCGCAGGCCCCCGACGATGCGCAGAACAAGCGCATTGATGCCATTGAAAATCGACTGGCTGCGGTAGAAACCGTTTCCACGCAGCACACCGCAGCCCTTAGACGCGACATGACGCGATTTGACAGCCTCGATGAAGAAATGCGTCTCGTACTCGTTGGAGTACAAAATCTTTTGGATTCGCAGCTGTCCGGTAACAATCGCGAAGGTATGCAAAAAAGCAAATCCGACATTAACAACTACCTGCTGAAAGGAGTAACAAATCATGGAAGCAATCTTTAATTTTATCCCTGCACCCATCGCACTGGTACTGATGCTCATTGGCTTTGCCGCGCTGGCCGTTGGTGCCATCCGGCTGGGTTACAAGCAGTACGTCAAGCAGTGGGCGCTGGAGCTCGTGACCATCGCTGAGGACAGCATCATGGGCAGCGGTCAGGGCGCAAAGAAAAAGGCACAGGTCTTTGCCGCGCTGCGCGGCGCTCTGCCGGACTGGCTGAAGCCTTTCATCACCGATGAAGTGCTGGACAGCGTGATCGAAAAGGCCGTCAGCATGATGAAAAAGGCACTGGCGGAAAAGAAGCCTACCATCAACAAGGAGTAATTTATGATCGAGCAAAGCGTATCTCTCGCATCCAATGGCGTCGTCAAAGTGCCGGGCTATGAGCAGCTGGTGCGCTTTGGCTACACCAAGAACCGGGGCGTGTACCGCCTTGCCGTCACCGCTACCGGCGAGTGGGAGGGTCTGGCTATCCGCTGCTTCTGGCACGTCCCGGATGGCAAAGACCCGGAATCCTCGCTGGTGGAGGACGGCTATGTGGCCGTGCCCGCCAGCGTGACCGCACAGCCCGGGAGCGGGTGCGTCACCTTTGAGGGCAGTGACGGCGCAAAGGTGATGACCAGCGCAGACCTGCGGTATCGTGTCAGCGCCAACTCCGGCACAGAGGATGGCACAGAGCCGGAACCGGGCACCCCTGCATGGCAGCAGCTGGTGGATGCCGTGCACACTGACGCCACCGCCGCAGAGCAGGCCAAGGCCGATGCACAGACCGCCGCGCAGCAAGCCGGGGCATCTGCCAAAGAGGCCGGGCAGGCCCTTTCTGACACCATCACCGCCAAAGAGGACGCACTGAAAGCCATCGGTTACAAGCAGACCACCGCCACGCAGGCTGTGGATACGGCCCGGGACAAGGCTCTCCAGCAGGTGGAAACCTCTACAGAAGCCGCCCAGACCGCCGCCAGTGAAGCCGCCACCAGTGCGGGCAATGCCAGCCAGAGCGCTCAGAAAGCCGCTGGCAGTCTGCAGGAGCTGAAGGAAGGCATTGCCGCTGGTGACTTCAAAGGCGAGCCCGGCAATGACGGTAAATCCCCAGTTGTGACTGTGACTGACATCGAAAATGGCCATCGTGTCAGCATCACTGACAAAGACGGTACAAAAACGATTGATGTCTTAAATGGTCAAACCGGCAAAACCGGTGCAACGCCTGTCCTGACGATCGGTACGGTGTCCAGCGGAGACAAACCTTCCGCCTACATTACCGGCACGCCTGAAAATCCGGTGCTTAACCTGAGGCTGCAACCCGGACCTCAAGGCCCTGCCGTAGCACTGGACGCCACCCTCACCCACGAGGGCGAAGCCGCTGACGCAAAAGCCACAGGTGACGCAATCAGCGCAGTAAAGGCGCGGCAGAACATCCTCACAGGCAGTGAGACAGGCAACCCGCTCAGTGTTGACGACGCTTTCCCTGCGCCCCTGTGCGGCCTGACCGTGTATGGTCGTAGCACACAGGGCGGCACACCCACGCCGGATGCACCTGTGCCTATCGTGAGCGCTGGTGAAAGTGGGAGCGTGGCGGTGAAAGTTACGGGGAAAAATCTGTATCACGCTGCATGGACTGGGAATTATAGCGAGAATGGATTGCTTCTTACGGCTACATCCACAACTGTTGCGATAAAAGGGACAGCAATGAAAGACACGTATATTACACAATGGCTAGTCCTTAGAAATAACCCAATCCCACTCGACCCAAACAAAAGATATACTTTTACCCTGAAACTAGCGGGAAATACCTTTGAAGGCTTGATGTTATACACCTACGATGAGAAAGGAGTCGGAACCTATACAGGTTCAAATATTCCGGCAAGAAGCACAGGAGTATCGGTTTACTATCAAAAAAAAATTAAGAAAGATGAAACAATCGATTTCGAAGCATCGATCCAGTTAGAAATTGGCACGGAAGCCACCGTATACGAACCCTACCGTGAACAGCTCCTCACCCTGCCCACACCCAACGGCTTAGCCGGCATCCCTGTCACCTCTGACGGCACCTACACTGACAGCACGGGCCAGCAGTGGGTGTGCGACGAGGTGGACTTGGAGAGAGGGGTGAAGGTGAAGAAAATCGCGAGTTTCGTGATTAACGCTGAAAACGCAAACAATTTTTTTGTGACAAATGACTTCACCGCTATTACTGTTGCCGCAAATGCGCGTTTGGCAACGCCACAAAAAACGAAACGTGACGACCGACAATATGGCAGATGTGTATTTTGTGAAGCGTTACCGTGGAAGATAGATGCGTGGGCTAGCCCCGTAAACGCAATTGGTTTTGTTGAAGATAATTCTGTTGATTTAACAATCGAAAACTCCTACTTGGGACTAAGTGAAGCAAGTACTAATGCTGAACGAAAAACTGCACTGGTGAAATACTTTACAGATAATCCTTGCCACGTTGTATACAGAATCGCTACCCCCATCGAAACCTCGCTCACCCCTGCCGAAATCGCCGCCTACAAAGCCCTCACCGCTTACGGCCCTGACACGGTGATGCAGGCGAGTGACGGTGCTGGAATCCGGCTGGAGTATCAGAGGGATGTAAATATCGTCGTCAAAAATCTTGAGGACGCCATTGCGTCCATGACTACCACATAAGGAGGTACACATGGCTATCAAAAGTAAAGCCCGCCACGACCTGACCCTGCGCTCCATCAAGCGGGAAATCGC